ACAATAAACGCTTTTAAAAAATGTGGAATGAAATTCTACAATGAAATCATTTTATTAAATGCTATTGGTTCGGCTAGTGTTAGGGCTAATACTTCAATGAAAAATAGAAAGGTAGTAAAAATACATCAGAATGTATTAGTTTTTAAAAAGATATGACAATTAAAAAAGATTTATATGTTTATAGGGTTTTGCATGGAACAAAAAGAATTAAAAAAATTAAATTAAGTAAATTATTAAATCATTTAAATATGGAAGTATTTACAAAAAAGTTTTTTGCAACCGAAAAAGAAGCTAAAGATTATATAAAAAATGACAAATAAATTCTACCATGAAAATTGTATTGAACGCCTAACAAATAAAAAGTTTAAATATAATTATATTATTACTTCGCCGCCTGACTTTAGCGAAATAGGGCTTTCATTAAAAGAAAGTTATTATACTTGGATTAAAGGATATATTGAAAATTTTAATCCTATCAATGGTTTTGTTACTATTTGCATAACCGATAGAAGAGGCAACGGTGGTGTAATTACCAAGCATAAAGAAGTAATAGATGCTTTTCAAAGTATAGGGTGGGAAGTCCATAGTTATAAAATTTGGGTAAAGTCTTTTAATATAGATTTATACAAATTACCTTATCAACATTTAATTACCTTTACACAAAACAAAAGAAAAGTACCGCCAACAAAAAGAATTTTAGAAGATATATTTTGTATCAAACCAAGCGGATTTAAAAATTCTATGCCGGTTGAAATATGTTCTAGGCATATAAATTGTTTTACTGAACTTGGCGAAGTTGTTTATGATCCTTTTTTAGGTAGCGGCACAACGGCGATAGCTTGTAAGTTAAATGAAAGAAGATGGGTTGGTTCTGAAATAAATAAAGATATAATTCCTATTATAGAAGAAAGGTTAAAAAATGAAACTTGAACAAACTATTGATATTAAAGAAGTAGCAAGATTAACCTTAAAAAATATTTTATCTTCTAAAGGTATTATTTATAAACATTATGAAAACAAATTTAAAAAGAAATCCTATTGCGAAGACTTTGACAAAAGCATATTACAAATTACGAATAATAAAACCGAAAAAGGGTAAAGGTAGTTATGTTAGAAACAATTATAATAATAGAACTAGCTTTGATTAGTTTATATTTTCTTCAAAATTAATAGTAGCATTAAAACTAAAAGAAATTCTTTCTTCATCTTTATTTGAAGAATTAAAAGGATATACTTGATGTGAAAGATTATTTGGAAAAAGAATCCAAGTACGCTCCATATCTTTTGGCATAACCCTATAATTAGAATCTGTGAACATACCCTCCGAACCCTCTACAAATTCTGTATTTCCGGAAAAATCATTATGCTCTTTTGCATTGTCCGTAGGTATCATTGATTGCGGAATTTGTAAGTAACCTACGCTTGATAAATGATAATTTTTGTTTTTTGTGTATTCCGTATGTCTATGAATTGGGTTGTAATCGTTGGGTTTAGATATGACATACCAAGCTGAATTAATTAATATTGATTTTACAGTTTCTTCTCTAAAATGTGCATTGGTATAAGAAACCATAATAGGGTCAAAAAATTTTCTTTTCCATTTTAACATTATTTCCGGCGAAATTAAATATTCTTCGGCAACATGGCCAACAAGTCTTTTAGACCAATCATGGTCTTTTCTTTTTTGTTTGTCTTGTCTTATTTTTTTTAAATCTTCTTTAAAATCTTTAATTAATTCTAAAGGTAATGTTGCTTTTGCTAATGTAGAACCGAATGGCTTAAAAATTTTAAAATTAATTTTGTCCGTCATAAATCGTTAATGTTGTATAAATCTTTTATTGGAATACTCCAGCATTTAGGCCTATCAAGGCCAAAATCTGTAAGGTATTTATCGTCTAGCTTTGTAAAATATGGAAACCAACCTTGTATTGTATAGGTGTGGTTGCCGTCATAAGTAATCAAAACATATCTACCTTTTTTTTCTGTTGGCCTTATGATTAAAGTATTGTTTTGTTTTCTTTGTTGTGTTCTTATTTCAATATCTTTACCAACATCAGCTTTATCGTAACGGCTATAAGTATCGGTATAACTACCATTAAAAAAAACATTTTTACCTTTACAATATGCAACTTCGCCCATTGCCCCAATAATTCCTAAAGATAATGTTTTTTCTTCCGTACCTTTAAAACCATGTCCAAAGGTTTTTTTCATTTTTATATTTTCAACGTATCTTTTATTGGCAACTTGCGAAGCCATTTCTATTTCGTAAGGTTCTAATTTTACAATCAAACTTCGTTACCCCAACAATCCCAACCTTGAACCTTTTGTCTAGCAAACAATTCAATTCTAGGTAAATCGCCGCAAAGATTTACAATATTAGTTCTAACAATATCCGGTTTTCTTGAATGTTCCCTACGGCTATCAATAACTAATTGTTTTACATTTTTATAAAATCTTTTTGGCTTACCTTTAGTAGCTAACAAACAAATTTCAGGGTTCGCCCTTGTCCAATAACCTAATCCCATAAAAAAGTTATCATTTGTTTTATTTTTTTTAGCCCAAGTAAAAGCAATCGTTTTATATGTAAAACCCCATTGTTTAAGTAATTTAAAAGATTTTTCCAAAAAAGGGTCAGTAACCCACATGAACAAACAACAATCATCGTCAGCAATATCATTAACATTAAGACCCAATAAATCTTTAAACTCCATACAATCATAATGCTTTGTTGCGTTTCTTCCATCGCCTTTTTTTGAATAACTTTTAAACCACCATGGCGGATCAGCATATATTATTTTATACTTCTTTAAAACTTTCAATATCTTGTTTTGTTTTTTTTTCATTTTCTTGCTCCATTTCTTCTTGTTTTTTCTTTTCATAGTTTTTTAATGTTGTTCCAGTTTTAGAAAACCTTTTCCACCAACAATCAGCGCAATAATCTCTATCATTTTCAACAACATCAGCTTTGTTATCACAATTAGGTACACTACAAAATTTCATGTCACCGTAAATATTCATTAATCAATTTCCGTAACTTGTTGTTAGATTTTAAAATGGGAATAAATTCTTCGGCCAAAAGAGCTGTTTTTTCTTCGCCGATTTTATTTATGTTAATCTTATTTACCCAACAAATAATATGCCAAAGTTCATGGAACAATGTTTGTGCCATCATTTGTTTTGACAAGTTTGGATTGATTCGCAGAATAAGGGAATCCGGATAGAATATTGCATGACAATCTCCGCAATTTTCCCATAAAACTTTGATTCGTTTTTTTTTATATTTAATGATTCGGAAACCCATAACCTAGATTTATAAAATATTATTTTTAAAATCAATGAAATTATGTATTGTTTTTTTACAAGATTTGTATTAGGTTTCGAATCAATGTTAATTAAAATAGGTAAGATGTGGAAGCATAGAAAGGAGGGGGGTTGTTTCTCCGCTGATCATCTTTCTCCCTCTCAATTAACTAAATCAACGGATCAATGGTTTTACAACTATTGCGTTCTTGATGAAAAAGATAGGAAGAAACAGCCCCCTAATATGAAAATGATCTTTGGTGGAATTGTAGGTAGAGCTTTACAAGACATCATAGTTCATAAACTAACTATAAATGAAATAATGAAAGGCAAACCAAATGCTGGAGCAACTAGCAAAACTACAAACACAAAATCGTAATCTAACAAAACAAGTTAAAAAACAAGATAGTTTGATAAGACAAAGGGATCAAGAAATTACCGATTTAAGAAAGAAAGTTGAAGATTTAGAACAATTGGAAAGAAATAAAGCTAAAAATCAAAGTTACATACATGCTAAAGCATTAAAGGATATTGAACAAAAAAATGAAAATGAAAGGAAACATGACACAAAAGACGGAAGAAAAAAGTAAAGGTTCTTTTAAAGATAGAAGAAAAGAATGTATTGAAAAATTAGACAAAGAAGTAAAAAAAATAGATTTTAAAGGTAAAGAATATCTTACGGTGGCAGCAAGACATAATCATTTACTAAAATTTTTTCCGGAATCTAAAATAGACGAACAATTAATTTATCAAGACGATAAAAAAGTTATAACTAAAACGACTTTGTATATAGGTGATGCTCCTTATAGTACCGGCCATGCAGAAGAAAAAAGAGATGCAAGTTTTGTTAATAGAACTTCGGCTTTAGAAAATGCTTTTACATCAAGTTTAGGAAGATGTTTAGCAAGTTTCGGTCTGCATGGTACGGAATTTGCTTCGGCCGAAGAACTAGCTAACGCATTAAACAATCAAAACAAACCTAATAATAATTCAATTGAAAAACAAATTGAAAGTCAAAAGACTGAAACAAAATTAAATGCTTTATATTCTAAATGGGAAACGGAAAATGAAAGAATAAAGAAAGTATTTGATACCAAAGCTAATACAATTAAAAACAACGGAGGACAAAATGTCAAATCAGGCTGGTAAGCAAAAAGACTGGGTGCTGTTTCCATATAACCCAAACCATGAAAAATCTGTAAAAATAGATTTTTCCGGCAACACAAAGTTAGCCAACGGCGAAAAGGGAACAATATTAGGAAGTAAAGGAACTTCTGCTAAAGGTACTAAATTCATAAGAATTTTTGCCCAAGTAGGTGTTTTATTTAGAGGTGATGATAATAAATTTACCGGTAATTTACATGCACCGGAAGTAGCCCCTAATGAAAAAAGTTTAATAGGTTGGTTAAATGATCAATCGGATAGTCCAAATATTGCCGGTTATCAAAATGATCCAAAACCAAAAGAACAACAACAAACACAATCACAACCAAGTAATGCTTTTGATATTTAGTGAAAGTGTTTTTTTTGTACTTGTTAATAATTGTTGGCGATAGTTATGCTGCCGTTAAGATACCTATTGGCTTTACATTAAGACCTATAACTTGTGAAGAAGCATTTTATAACAATGTTAAATTTGTAAAGAATGAAAATCATAAACAATATGAACCATTAACTTATGCTACTTATAAAAATTATCATGTGTTTGGGCATTATTGTAAAGATTTAAACAACAATTATTATATGGGTTATGAAGAACAACTTAATTATGATTTAGGCCATGACAAATAATATTAAAAATATAAACGAAATAACTAAAGAACTAGAAAAACTTTTAAAAACCAAACAAGAACAATATGGTAGTTTTAGTTCTACAAGTTATGCTTTTAAAGGCATGTTAGAAAGTATTTTATCGGCTTTTAATGGTTATCAAGTTCGTTGCCCAAATAATATTTTTGGTATTTGCATGACTTTAGTTAAATTATGGCGTTCAATTACAAATAAAAAATATAAAAAAGATACCTATGATGACATAAATGGATATAACGAATTGAATAGGAATCTTAAAATGGAAGAAAATAATGGCAAGTGAAACAACTATTCCTATGACACCTTTAATGATGAAACTATTGAATTTCATTAAAAAATATGTCAAAAAGAACAAGTATTATCCAACTTATCAAGAAATGGCTGATGCGTTGGATTTTAAAAGTAAAAATTCGGTAACTGTTTTGATTAATAAATTAGAACAAAGAAAAGATTTAAAGCGTTTAAAAGGATATAGAAGAAACATTGTATTAAATGGCTAAAGTAGAAAAAAATACTTTACAAGAAATGATTGTAAATTTTAAAGAATTTTTTGTTGGCAATTCGGTAGAGGAAGCTACAAGAAAAGCTCATGAACAAGAAATGCCCAAAGAAGACGCATTAATAACAATTACTGACAGGCGTAATCTTGGGTCAAAAATTAAATTAGTCAGTAAGGATAATGATGAACATAAATCCCAAACAAATCAGGGATCTGAAAGCAAAGAAAGACAGGTGGGTGGAACGAATGAATAAACATAAAAGAATGATTCGTAAATACCAAAACAAATTACCTGTTTTGCATGAAAAGATTGCTGTTTTGGAAAATAAACAAGATAGTATTTATACTTAAATACTAATTAAATTTAAAATTGTATTTTAGGGTTAGGGTATTTATGTCTTCAAAGAAAGGAAACATGCCAAGTCAATTAACACATACTACACAAGACGATATAGAACTATACAAGCATATAGGTAATAGGATTAAAGAAGCTAGAACTAAAGCTAGTAGAAATATTTATCCTATGAACCCAAATAGAAAAATGCCTGACAAATTTGTAACACAAACAGATTTAGGCAATGCAATAAAAGTAACATTTCAACAGATACAGAAATATGAAAAAGCTACAAACAAAATTCCTATTTGCAAACTTGTAGCCGTATCAAAATATTTAAAAAAACCTTTGTCCTATTTTATTCCGCAATTAGAAGAACCTTTAGTATTGAAGCCGGAATGGGAGGTAAAAGATAATGTCAAGCAATGATTTTGTACCGGTAAATGAAAAGTTAAAAAAACTTATACCTGATCCGGTAGAACTAGACGCCTATAATCATTTTTGCACAATAATTGAAAGAATGATTATCAACGGACATGAAGCACATAAGACAATACCTGACTTTGATAAGTGTAAGCCGGAAATAGAAGCATATAAAGTTTTTGACGGAATAGAAATTCCTGTTCATGGCTACGCTGATTTAAAAGGTAAAATGGTTATTGAAGATAAATGTAAATTTCCAAAACAAGGAAGACTTAAAAAAGATAATACTAGATCATGGTTGACCGTAAAATTACCGGATAAACCAACTAGCGACCACCTTTTGCAAACTGATTTTTACCATTATGCAACCGGCCTACCAATTTATATTTGTTATATAAATGAAGAAACATTTAAAGTTTTTCATGCCGGTAATTATGACTTACTTAAACCGGAGGCTATCATGTCAAGATTGCCTAATTTTATTCAAAGATGTAAAGTTAGGCAAAACCTCTTGTCAATAAGCAATGACCCAAAAGTAATCAAAGACTACATTCAACCGGATTTTGAAAACTTTAAATGGAAGAATGAACTAGACCCTGATTACTTAATTAATGCAATGAACTATTGGAAAAGTTAATCTTATCCCACCGTCTATCCCAGCTTTACAACGAAAGCTACGCCTAACTTTTTTAAGTTCTTGCATAATTAGGTTTTTTGCCTTTTCTTGATTTTCTTTCGGCACTTTGTTTTCTTGAAACTGCAGCTCTTCTTTGTGAAGAAGACATTGATCTGGCTTTAGCAATGGGTACACATTTGGGATAGTTTTTTCTTTTTTCCCCTTTGCTTCGTCCACATGGTGGGTAGCTTCCGTCCGACCTTTTGTTTGCTATGTCAACCCATCTTTCGGAAACCCAGCTTCTTAATCCTTTTTTGGCCATTATCTTTTTTTCTTTTTTTTCTTTTTACCGCCAGGTGTAATTTTACCACTACAAACGCCACTAGCATACATATTAGCGTACGCTGATGGGTACACCTTAAATTTTCGCTTTGCAGCGGCTTTACCTCTAGCACATAGTTTGGCCATTACTTTTTCTTCTTATTTTTTTTCTTTTTCATCTTCGCCGCAATAATTTTTTTCTTTAATGCAGGTGGAAGAGTTTTTTGTTTAGATGTTAACATTATCTTTTCTTTTTCTTTTTATCTTTTTTTTTATTTTTTTTTGGTGGTCTACCTTTTTTTGAACCATAAGTTCCTTTTCCCATTGGCATAACTTTACTCCTATTTTTTTTTGTTTTTATTATTTCCCATATACCAATCTGAGGGTTCGTAGTTCCATCTTTTACCATGATGACCTCTTAAATTGGCATACAGCATTCTAGCTTTCACTATGAATTTTATAATTGATTTTACCATTTTTTACAAGACCAGTATCTTGCCGAAAACTTATCATTAGCCGTATCGCATCTATGTCTAGCTCTAAAGCTCCGTCTTCTAGCAGGATTATTTTTTTTTATTGTCATATTAGCATCTCCGAATCGTATTATCTTTTCTTTACCATTCTTACATGCTTTAACTACAAATTTTTTACCCCCAGATATTTGTCTTCTAGGGCTATTGCATTTCATTTTAGCTTTGTCTATTGCCATTCTTTATAACCTTGTTCGTCTTTAATTAATGACATTTGCCTATTGTCATTTTCAAATGTTGTATTTTTCAAGCTAACATGAATCCAACCTGAGTTTATATCAGTGTCATTGTAATATTCTAAAATCAACTGATCAAAAGTAAATTCATCTTTTATTTTTGTAGCTACTTCTTTATTGTCAACACCTGGTATCTCAAAATCGACCGCTTCGCCTTTGCAATGCTGACTTGTTGGCTTTGAGCCTATCATAGTTGCCAATTGTTCACTTCTAAATCCGCTAGTAACTTTAACAGGTAAATTATAAAATTCCCTTAATGGTTGGAGTATTTTTTCGCAAATATTTTGTAGGTTATCTATTTGTTGTTCGTCAGGGGTATTATCTAAACCATTCCTTAATGCAGTTTGGCTCTGTGTTAATTCTTTTAATGAAAAATTATTTGTAAGTTTCATGCTTCTACCTTTGGTTTTGGTTTTGGTACTATAACTTCTTGTTCTTTGCAAACAAATTTTAAGTAAATATGATGGTCATTTATTTGTTGTTTTCCTATTTCTTTTGATTTAGCTAAAGATTCTTTATATCCGGCATTTAAACAACTATACATATCATTATATTTATTGTCCATTTGGTGCGGTGGCATACATTCACCTGCTATCGCAGAACACATAATCATATATAAAGCATATTTCATTCTTTTTTTTCCGTAAGTTTTTTATTTTCTTCTTCTAATTGTTTAATTTTTTTGTTTGCTTGTTCTAAATCTTGTTGTGAATGTTCAAGTTTTTGCAAACATCTTTTGTTAGCAGAATCTTTAGATTTACCGGCATCTTGAAGTTCTGCCACTTCTTGTTTAAGGATTCTAACTTGATCCTTATATTCGTTTATCAGCTCTAGATTATCGGACATTATTTTTTATTAGACATTCCGCCTTTAAAAATCTGTGTACCTTTTATTCCGTAAATTGATGCAACGACCAAAATCCACAGATTAGTGAACCATGATGGCAGTTGTTGAAATTGTTCAAAAAATTCTTTTATTTTAGCTGAAGCACCTGGATCATCTGAAAAAACTCCATAAGCAATTACTAAAATAGGCAAAGTGAGTACAATTAAAACAAACTCATCTTTCCAGTCCGATTGTCTTGCTTCTAATAATTTTCCTGAGTATTCTAACTCACCTTTGGCCATCTTCTCCGCATGAAGCATTTGTGCGTCCGCCATACGCATTTGCGTTTCTTTTTTCTTTTTATAAATATGCGAACCTGCATTTACAGCCAGTTTAATTGCACTTAACCACATAACTATCTCCTTTTTTTAAGATGTTTTAAAGTAAATTTTATTCTTTGCCGCCAAACAAAACCATATAACTTTCTTAATAAACATTCTAGTTTTATAAGTAAATATTCCATAGTATCGCCTCATAAAATCCTTAATGTTTGCAATTATCACAAGCACAAAGATCGCCATCGTACCAATGGGCATGTAATACATCTTCACAATGACAATTACATTTACAATCTTTACACTTTTTTTTTCTTTTCTTTTTTTTTGGAAAAAACACATTATCTAAATGTGTTGAAAATTTATCTAATAAATTAAAAAAACTATAAAAAAATTTATCCATTATTCTAATATCAAAGATGTTATCTTTTTTTCTCCCATATAAATTTCTATGTTTGCTTTAGATTGAATACATTTAAAAACAACTCTATCTTTACTATTTCTATCTTTCATTGCGTATCTTTTTGCTTTAAGACATGAACTTAAACTTTCATGATACCTATGCTCAACAATTTTATGATCTTGTAAAAGAAGTAATGCAAATACCATTTCTATCATCAGTGTCCGCTTCCATTTCTAATTAATTTTTCTACATCAGATTGTAGTTTTGATACTTGTTCTTTTAGAAAATCAATATTTACTTTATTGTTTCTCATACCTTTTAATTCTTCGTCCATAGTTTCAATTAAACCTGCCATGTGTTCAACTAACATAAAAAGCTCTGCTTCGCCTGAAGATTGACCTAATTCCCCTCTTGGGTATTTAATTCTAAATTCAGAATTAGCTTCTAAATCTTTTTCCATTAACTCTAATTTTGTAGAGTGTTTATTTAAAGTTTCTACCACACCAAAATAAGCCCAGACGCCAACAGCTACAGCAAAAACTATGCTGATTAAATTTTTCATTGGCATTGATATAGATGTATTTTCGCTAACTTTCATAATCAATCATAAATAATTTTATACCTAGTTGTTTTTGATGTTTAGTAGGAGCTCTATAAATTTTATATGTGCCTTTAGCTTTATCTTCTAAACTAACGCCTTTTTTTGTTTTGCGGTAGGTATTTGTTTTAATATCTAAAAGTTCTATTTTACCTTTTTTACTTACAATAACAATATCAAACGGACAAGCAGGATCTACCGCTTTGGCTACAAAATACCCTTGTTTTGTCAATTGGGCAATAGCTTGATATTCACTTGCCGTACCTTTTAATGAAGTTCTTTTTTGTCTATCGGATATTATTGAAGAAGTGTAATCACCAAGTTGACAAGTCCACTTATGCTTATTGTTAGAATCAGCCATATTAATTTATAAATGTTATTAATTTTGTAATCAATATGTTGTAGATGATTGTTCTTTATAGTGTCTATTTTGTTATTAATTAATTTCAATTCGCCTTGTAATTTAATTATTTCTTTTTCGTTTTTTTGTGATTGTGTAGGCATTAGACTATTCCCCTTTTTTACCTTGAAGCATTTGTAAATACTCATAGATAAATTGTCTTGTTTCGCTATCTGCGTTTGCCATAATAACGCCAAGTTTTCCTAAATGTTGAATTACAGCGTCAGCACCTTTGTTACCGGCTATTTTAATACCTTGTGCTAACCAACCTATAAATTTTGGGTTAGTCATTAAACCTGCCGTTACCCTTGCACTACCAATAACTAAAGGTACGGATAATATAAAAGCTGGATTACCTGTAATTGCAGTTGCACCACCACCAAAAATTAAACCTTGTCCGACTAATCTATCTGCCGTTCCGCTTGGGTTAGCAAAAGTTTTACCACTAGCTCTAATGTTATCTGAAATGTTTAAAACTTGTTGTAAATTTTTTTGAAATTCTTTTCCAAAAGGTGCATTTCTAAATAAAGTATCTTTAGCTTTTTCTGATAATTTACTAAAATTAGTTAAAAAAGTTTCCGAAGAAAATCTTCCGGCAGTCATTACAGTATCGCCGCCAAATGTTTGAGCAGGTTGCATACGACCTAATCTTTCAAGAATGTTTGATACTAAAATTTTATAATTATCGTTTGCCGTAGCTTTATTTACTTTAGCTAAAGAATTTCTAACGGCATTAAGTCTAGTTGCACCTTCTTTACCGGAACTCAATAAAGACATAACAAGTTTGTCAGGATCTGCTGTATTTACTATTGGTTGTAAATAATCTTCTATTCTTTGTAATCCTTTGCTATAAAATTTATTAGCATTAATAACCTCTTTTACAGCTTTATCTCCACCATATTTTTTAGCAGCTATTTTTAAATCTTCACTTAACGCTTTGTAAATTAATTTTAGTTGGCCTTTTTCTACATCAGGAATTAAATCAAAAGAAGCCATTTTTTTACCTATTTTTTGTTTAATAGCTTTTACAGCCGCATAAGGAAGTTCTCCATTTTTTGTTATATCTTTTGTTATTCTTTCAAATAAATCACTTATAAAAGGGCTTTTTAAAAGGTCGCCTACATTTTTAGCACCTGGAATATCGTCAGCTAAAGAACGAATAGTATTAATTGTACTACCTTTAGCTTTTGATAAATCAATTAAAGCATCTGATTTTATGTATTTATCTAATTTACCAAATAATGTTCCTGCTTTTGCGTTAAATAAACCAACAAAACTTTTAGTGTTATTTACACCATCAATAGAATTTTTTAATGCTCTACCTACTATTGATTCATCTGGAATAACAGTTTTTCCTATTAAATCTTTAGCGGTAGATAAAACTTTATCGCCTAATTGTTTTTGTGCATTTGCAGCGACTGTTGCTATTTTACCTGAACTTCCTGGAAAATTACCTAATAACAATTCAACTGTTTGCATACCTCTTTTTTGTGTTACTTGTCCTAAAGAAGGTGTAACTCCAGCGTCTATATAATCTGATAATCTTTTACTTGTAGCAATACCTGTTTTTCCAAAACCTGTTATTGCACCCTTTAATGGTTTTAAAATTAATGGTGCCACCGCTTGTCCTACTGAACCAAAAACAAAATCCGTTCCCCTTTGTGCTGCCCATTCTTTGTTAGTTCTTAAAATTTCAGCACCGTATAGTTGTCCTACTCTTTCAAATAATTCTGCACCTGCGGCCATACCTACACCTGAACCTACAATCGCACCTGCAGCTGTACCAGCAACAGGAACAACACTTCCAGCGGCACCACCTTTTGCAGCACCATAAATAGAACCTACTAATTCAGCAGCTTCTTTACCTAAATCTATTGCGTCCGCTAAATTTGTTTTATTTTTATTATCTAATTGAAATCTATTTCCGTCTTCATCGGTAACTATAAAATTGTTACCCTCTAAAGGTTGAACATTTGCATAAAATTTTTCAAGAGTTGCAATTTTAGAAGCCATGTTTGGTGCGGCTTCTACTAGAAATCTTATTTTATTAGGAACTTCCGTAAGTGTTTGTAATTCTTTTTTTTGATCTTTTGGAAGAACTGTTGTTGTTCCTATAATAGCCATTATTTAAATCCATCAGTTACTAAAAATTCTTTTCTACCTGGAACTTTGAAAAAATATTTTCCGTCTTGATAATCAACTAATACCGCTCCAGGTGGTACTCTTTGTGTTTTAAATTCACTTTCTTGTCCAGGTGCAGTTGATGTTTGCACATTTTCAAATTTTGGTCTTATATCAGAATCAACAAATATATTATCAATGTTTAATCCTTGATTATTTGCTATTTGTGTAAAGTTGTATCTTAAATTATCTATGGCTTGTTGATTTTGAGCATATAAACTTATACCTAATTGTTTAAAACTTTCTCTTTGTTCTTCTGTTAATCTATCTCCTTTTAAAACTTTATTATATAAATTCCAAAATTTTCTGTAAACACCAGATGAATTTTCAGCTACGGCAAATTCACCTTCTCTAACTACAGAACTTGGATCTAATGTTTTCATAAAAGTAAATATAGACGCAACATCTCCTACACCATCATCTTTTTCTAAACCTTTTAACAATTTAGTTATACTTGTTGTTGCTGCATCAAACTCTTTAACTACTGAATTACTTTGATAAGAAGTGAATAATTTATTTTCTTGGTCTTGTATATTTTTAAGCAGTTCAGCAATTTTATCTGCTTTATCTTTTTTATTTTTAGCAGTTTGGTCTATATTTTTTAATTCCATTTCAATAATACCTGTAGCAGCTTTACCAGGAAATGCTTCAGCCAATTTTTTAAAAGGATGATCTTCAGGTAAATCTTCAAAAAAGTTTCTTTGTTTTTCAGCTAAAGCTCTAGCTTTTTTATTCTCTTCCATTTTTCTTTTCATTTCTTCCATTTGCATAAATTGACTTTGTATTTTTCCTGTTTCTTGAACAGCCGGTAAGAAAGAACTAAATGGGTCATTACCTTTTACGCCTTGCCCAACTATATTAGCACCTAATAAAATGTTTGGATTTATGTTACCTAGATTACTAAAAAAACCACCTGTGTTTTCTAATAAACCGCTACTAACATTATTAGGATCTCCTAAAACACCTGTGTTTTGGTTTTTAGTTGCATAGTCCATCATCAACATTTCTCTAAATCTTTTATCAAACATTATATTAGTCCTCTATTTTTCATATAATCTATATTATAAGGGTTATTGGTTAAATTTGCCATTGTAAAACCGCCAGAGATAGGTGCAGAATAGCCAAATTGCTGGTTTGTAGGGGTAAGTATCATATTAAGGTTTGCTTTAGCTTGATCGTACGCTTTTTGGACATCTGACATACTTTGACTTTGCATATTATTAAAATATTGATTTACCATAGAATTTTGATTTGTTTCTATTGTTTTTACATCTTCCGGTACATCAAAGGCCGTAACATTGTTTCCACCATCACCACCTTGATTTGGGTTATCGTTACCTAAAGATTCAAAATATCCACTATCGGTTAAGAAATCATATTCAGGCGTACCCTCTATTAATGTTGCATTTGGATTAAAAGGTCTATTATATGCAATATAAAAATCTCTTGATCTTGGCATACCAAATTGATCTTCACCTTCTAGCCATGAAGTTCTTCTACTTTTATTAGCTGCGTTTGCAAAAGGCGATAAAATTTCATTTAAAACATTAGCCGTAAGAAAAGGGCTTTTACTTTGCAACACTCTTTCTAAAGAAGTTTTACCGCTTATAGCGTCATTTACATTTACACCTTGATCTACTAAATCAACAATATTTTTAGCCACTACTTGTTGTTGTCGTTCCTCCGACATAGCTGTATTATATTGGTTACTTTGTGTACCTTGAAATGCAGAAGTAGAACCTCCGCCGCTTGATTGTTGGCCTCTATCATCTTGTCCTCTATCCATAGCACCAGAAACATCTCCTCCGGCTCTATTTTGACCTGGATCTGTTGAACCAAAACCATCAAAACTTAAAATACCGGAAGCACCAATATTAGGTTGATTGTTCACTAATGAACCATGAAGATTAGCTTGTAGTAAAAGATTTTTTTCTGCGTCCGTAATATAAGATAATTCGGTTGGTGGGCTATTTTCAGAAGATTGCCAAAATTTAGGAGCTGTTACTTCTTCCGTTTCGCCAAGAAAATTTTTAACACCGCCTTGTATAGCATAACCTTTATCTGATAACATTTGAACTCCTTAAAATATTATTGCGATTGCAACTAAAATATATATGGCCAAAATGTGTTTTGCAGGTTTGTTTTTTATTTTAGTTTCAATATCAAAAATAATTTTTTTTATTTTATCCATTATAATAATCCCCCTAATAAACCAACACCACCACCAATAAGAGGTCCAATTCCAGGTATAGCAGAACCTATTAATGCACCACCCATAGCCGTAGTTAATGGATTAGCTCTTGTATTTACTTGTTGATTAGTTACCGGAAATCCTGCCGCTATTGGCGATACTATTCCGGAGTATTGTTGTAAAGATTGAAATGGTGCTAAATTCTGTTCTCTAGTTAATTGTTCTAATTGTCTTCCGGTTGTAAATAATGAAGGAGCTCTAGAAGCAATATTTAATTGTCTATTTCTTTCTTGTCCATATTCGCCGAAAGCTAAAGGTAAAGCTGCTTGGGCAACTTGTGTTACAATTTGATTTTGGCTCATTGGCGAACCAGGTGTTCTTCCTGCACCGCTAAATTGAGCATTAACATTTGTTGCAATATCCGAAGCTGTTTTTTGTAATAATGGCGATAAAAAAGGATTTAAATATTTTCCGGATAAAGTATCTGCAAGTTGTTGATTAGCTGCACCGGCCATAGCCTCTTGTTGTGCAAGTCCTGTTAATGTTTGTTGTGTTGGTGCAACATAACCTGAAGCCGCAACTCCTTGATTGTAAAGATTACCGGCTTCGCTAATAATTTGATTTAATGCTGGTTGAGCTGGTGCATAAGGCGTAACGCCTGTTTGTTGTGTGCTACCGCTAGAACTTCCTCCTCCAAAACTCATTTTTTCTCCTCTTGTTTAATCTTTTTTTCTAAAACAACATGGGTTCTATTATACCCAAAGTTATTTAAAACTTTTTGCCAACCAGGTCTTGCTATTAATTCCATCATTTTGCAATCCTCTTGTTTAGCAAACTTTTCAATATCTTTAATAAGATATTGCCATTTGTGGCGTTGCTTACCTGTCATAATATAAATATGACAAACTTTACCTAATTTTCTTTTTATAATTTCGGTAATTACAACACCAAAATATTTTTCGTTAGTTTGTTCTTTAGCTTTATCCCAAAGAACCCATACTTGAAATTTACCTTGTTTTGCCGTTTCATAGACAAAATTTGAATCGTTTAGTTGACTTGAATAAGCTAAAGCATTTCTTATATCTTTATCTACAATAGGCCAAACTTTATCAAGTTCTTGTATAGGTATTCGTACTAACTCCATAAATATAGTATATTATTGTTCAAAACAACAATATAATTAAGCACTCTTTTCATCAAATATTTCTAAATAACTTACAACGCCCTCAATTTTATTAGCGGTAGCTACTTGTATTTTAATTATATCGCCTGATTCTAAAACCAAAGGTGCTACAACTCCATTATCCGTAGTATCTGCCGCTAAATCTTTATGATATATTTTATATGTTTGACTAGCGGACGAATCTGTAAAAAAAATTTCTGTTTGTATTGCAGAAGCGTCATCATTATTTATTTGAATACTTTTTACAATTGCCGTTCTATTAGTAGGAACGGTGTAAATTGTTGTTAAATTAGTATTTGATAAATTAAAACCTGCATTTTTATAAATATTTGCCATTATCTTGCAGTAGCTGGTATTGAATTACTTACATTAGCTACAAGAGGTTCTTCTGCAAATGCCATGTAAATAAATGTATTACCACTTTTGTTAAAAGTGTTGTTAGAACTTCTTATTTTAAAACCATTAGAAATAATATCTATAGCATCTGAAGTACCTTCTGCAAAATTACCATTTGGATATAAAGAATCATTAACAACATTAAATCCTGGTCTTTTATTATCCCACAAAACCCAATCAAAACCAGAACCACCCTCACTTGAACATTTCATTAAAACAAATGCTGGTTTAAATCCTGTGTAAATAAATGCTCCATCTGCATTTCCATTTCCTGTGTAGCTTCCAAACTTGCTGTAACCAGGTTTTTCTGCAAAGCAGTAAGCTATATAATCATAACCACTTTTATTAGTTGCATCTGCATTACCAACAGTAAATACAGAAGAAGTTGGTTCTGTATCATTCCATCTACTTGAAGTAGTTGACGCAGCAACAGTATTATTTAGTTTTATTGTTTTTGTAGCACCTAAAGATGTATGATAAATCTCCCATTCTTCTGCATAAGTTATACCTTTTACTATAATCATAGATGGTTTTACTCCTAAACCATGTCCAATAGTTGCACCTGCACTACCAGTACCTGTATATTTTGATATTGAAAACTTTGCTGTAGAATTTACAGAAGTAGATGCTGTATTTATAGAACCATCTGTATTAGCTGAACCAGAACCACCAGCTTTCCAATTCCATGACACAAAGGTTGCACCATTTGCATTTGTATTTCCATTCCCAGTATTATTACCAAGAGTAAATCCATCACTATCAAAAGATGTAAGATGTCCAGATACAGTTTCTTCTACACCAGTAGTATCTGGATATAATGCTTTAGTTGCACCTCTAACTTTATCAAAACTAGTATGATGTGAACTACTACTCCTAATTTTTATCCAAGTCCAATCAGGTGCAAAACCAACACCTGTAATTGCATGACCTGCTGAACCATTACCAGTATAAAGTTTAGTATTAAAGTGTAAGCTGGGTTTTGAGATTGATGAGTATGCCATATTATTTGTTATCCATAAGTGTTAATATTTTTTGTGTTTAATGCGTAGTATCCTGTTGGTACATCATATTCAAATAAACTTCCATTACCATTTGAACCAGCAG